ATTTTTTTTCTATATATTTAGTATAAAATGTGCAAAATAGTGAGCAACAATGAGAGCGAGGCTGTAATACTAGATGAAGCCTCGCCCGCTCCAAAGAAGCAGCAAAATGCAAGAATGCATTGGTTTTTTACGTTTAATAATTATGTGAGTGAGGATATTATCATTTTAAGGAAGGTTTTTGATGAACTATGTTATATGTATGCATTTCAAGAAGAAATAGGAGAAAAAGGGACACCACATTTGCAAGGAATTATTTCTATGAAGAAAAGGGCTAGATGGACAGAATTTGGTTTACCTAAAGAAATTCATTGGGAAAAACCTATTAATGTCAAAGATTGTTACAAGTATTGTACAAAAGAGGAAACCAGAAATGGTGGTGTATTTGTTAAAAATTTTAGTGTACCTAAACCTGTTAAAATTATTTTTAATTTATATGAGTGGCAAAAAGACATAGTTAAGATTATTCAAGGTCCTATCGATAGTAGAAAAGTTTATTGGTTCTGGGACGAAGATGGTAATATAGGTAAATCTGCGTTAATTAAATATTGTTGTGTTAAATTTGGTGTTACGTTTTGTTGTGGTGGTAAGTATAGTGATATTATGAATTTGATATTTAACACGGACATGAATATGTGTGATTGTGTAATGTTTGATATACCGAGATGCAATAACGGTATGATTAGTTATTCTTCCATCGAGAGCATTAAGAACGGATTGGTATGTAATACAAAATACGAGACGGGGTACAAAGTGTTTAATTCACCACATGTTGTTATTTTTGCTAATTGTGAGCCTGATTTAAGTATGTTGTCTAAAGATAGATGGATTATTCGCAAATTGTAGCGTTCGTCGTTGCCACTCCCGGCCTTCAGCCCTCTTCGTCCACTCACTTCGTTCGGGACCCAGTCGCTTCGCTCCTCTCATCGGCGGCCTCCGTTACGCCGGTCCGTCGGTTCCGGTAGCAAGCGTCCCGGACCTCCCATATAGTATAGCTACGCTTTTTCTTGTTTTTTGTATTATTTCTCTCCAAATTATTCGAGAGATATAATAGATTTGCTAAAGTTGATCAAGGTTCAGGTGCAGGCAATGGTTCTATTATTCCTAAGTCTTGCATTTGTTGAAGACCGGTATTTAAGGTTTCAGTTATATCTCCATGTCCTAGTTGGTCACGCCATACATTATATTGGACGGTACTCATACTAGTAAGGTTGGCACCAATGTTATCTTCGAATGACATAAGTACCCATATTTGGTCTTTAGGCGATGTATTAGTATATACAGTCTGTCCCGTTGGTGTATTTGAAATATGAGGAGATACAATATCAGTTCCGCTAAAGCGGTGAGTGTAGTTAAAAGTTATTTCTCTTAGTTCCGTATCTAAATTATTACGGATGATTTTTGTCTGGTCATACAGGATGGTATGATATTTTTTGTAAAAGAAGTTTCTATATGGAGTGCCAGGTTCCTGGGCAAGATTGATATATGCGCCTAGATTATATGGTAAAGCACAAGTGATACCAGCTGCTGTAGGTGTGTACGGTTTAATTTTAAGTACGGTAAACCGGACTCTCGCAGGTTTATAACTATCAGGTAAAGTCATATCCATATTGACTGTTACTCTAGTACTGATAGGTTTATATTGATGTTTGCTAGCAGTTGCTAAATTTCTCTGAGCGTTCCACTGACTAGCGGGAGTTAAGTATGATTGGAATGTCTGTGGAGACATATTACCCCAATTCTGGTATCCTGGTTCAAGTCCTGCATTTACATATCCGTTGAATATGGTTTTAGGTGATGTGAAATCATTAAGCATAAAGCATATGGGAGCATTGTTAGATGGTATGACACCGGTAGGCGTAGGCAACCATGAGTGTCTTACTATATTTGTTTGTAACGGCCCAAATCTCTGGTTTTGAAGTGTTTTAACTTGTTTTGCTAAAGTATTGATTGCCATTCTGTTAACCCCTACCTTTGTTTTAGGCATCTGACGAGCCTTTTTAAATATTGCCTTAACTGGTTTATTAGTTTTTGGTTGAACACGTTTTGTAGTAGCAGGCGCACGAAAGCCATTAGTCATTTTTTTATATTAAGATTAGATTTTATTTTTTTGATTTTAATTTAATTGCGTATTTTTATTATTATTTTTTTTCTATATATTTAGTATAAAATGTGCAAAATAGTGAGCAACAATGAGAGCGAGGCTGTAATACTAGATGAAGCCTCGCCCGCTCCAAAGAAGCAGCAAAATGCAAGAATGCATT